ACTGCTTCAGGTTCAATCAATCTTGTTGCTAGTGGTTCCGCATCTCTCAAACTTCCAACCACTGGCGCTGGCAATATCGCCATCAATGGTCTTGCCTCTGACTTGCTTTACTTCACCACTACTGGATCCGGATCTCTTAGCCTCACTGCTTTTGGATATGGATACATCGGCGGCGCGATCATGTCCGATCGAATCCGGGCGAGAATTGCTTCACGCTTTCGGACAAGAGTGGGCGCAACTATGACGGCACAAGAATCCATCCCTCATGCGATAATTGCCGACAGGGTGCGCCAAGGTACAACGATCACAGACAGAATCCGATCAACTAGCACAATCACAAGGAGATCCCGATGACTTACGATCTGGGCGATGTTGTCCCTCTTGGCATAACAATCACAGATTCCAATGGAGCCAATGCAAACGCTTCATCAGTAACTTGCACCATCTATCAACCAGATGGAACGACCACTTCTGGATCTGTCACCAATCCTTCAACTGGACTTTACAATTGCGACTTCTCAGCCACACAAGTTGGAAGACACGCGGTGAAATGGCTGGCAACTGGAACAAACGCCAGCGCCTATTCTGACGAATTCTTGATCCGAGATTTCACAGAATTGGGAATTGTTGGACTTGATGAGGTCAAAACACATCTGAACATTCCACTGACAGATTCCACACTTGATGACGAGCTTCGATCCTTTATCGATGCCGGATCTGATCTCGCTGAATCTTATGTTGGACAGGTACTCGGGCGAAGAACTTTCACATCTGAGCTTTATGATGGCGGCGGTGAATTCATCCGAATCCGCAATCCTAGGGCGCTGAGTATGACTTCAGTCTATGAGAACGGCGCTTTGGTATCTTCGAGCGCATACGCTCTTGACTATACAGGGCAGAGGCTTTACCGAATCGCATCTTCAAGCATCTACGCGAACAACGCTTATGGTTACTGGTCGCAAGGTTTCAACAACATTCAGCTCACTTATGTTGCCGGATATGTCAATCCTCCAATGGCAGCCAAGCAAGGTGTTTTGGAGATCATCCGACATCTTTGGCAGACACAAAGAGGCGCAATGAATGTCACGGCAAGAACTTTGGGTGGAGATGAGCTTTATCAGACTCCGACTTACTCTCTGCCAAGAAGAGCGATGGAGCTACTTGATCCAACGAGCTTTCCCGGTATGGCCTAATGACAGTCTCAACAGCTTTCCCAACGATGATCACCAAGATCATTGCTGCTCTTGGTTCAGCTTCTTCCCTAACTGGAGTCAGAATCTTTGATGGCGCTGAAGTGGATGATTCATATCCGGGCGATGCAATAGCCATCGGACATGATGGATCGATCGGCGATGCTGAAATGCAGATCGCTACCATCAGCGATTCACCATTTGCGTTCACTGATCTTCATGAGGAATCAGGAAGAATCAATTGCTCTCTCTGGTCTTGGAATGGTGGAACTAGCCTCACAACGAGAAGAACAAGAGCTTTCACATTGCTTTCCGCAGTGGACACAGTTATCCGGGCAGATCCAACCTTTACTGGAACTGCTCTCTATTCAATACTTGAAACCAACTCGGTCAACTATCGTCAAACAACGGTGGGCGCGGCAGTTGTCATCAATTTCACCATCGCTTATCAAGCCCAGTCATAAGGAGAAGAAAATGGCGTACATCATCACATCAGATCGGCTGGATTTCCCCAAGGCTGAAGGCTCGATCATTACGGATGAAGAATTGCTGGCAGTGGGAGTGAACATCGAAGCTCTCATTGAAGGCGGTCACATCACAGAAGATGGGACAAATACAAAGAAAAAAGCACCAGAAGCACCATCCGCAGTAGATCCAGCTCCTGCGGTACAATCAGAAGCAACCACTGAAGGAGAAACCGAATGAGTAAAATCGTTCTAACTGATGCCAAGGTGACGATCAATTCGGTCAACTTGTCAGATCACATCAACAACATCACTTTGGAAACCAAAGATGACATCATCGAGACTTCCGCATTCGGCAGCACTGCGAAGACTCGCGTTGCCGGATTAGCAGACAACCAAGTGACTCTTGATTTCCACCAAGACTTCGCGGCAGCAAATGTGGAGGCAACAATCTATCCACTCATTGGGCAGACAACCACAATTGTGGTTCAGCCAACATCCTCAGCAGTTGGAGCAACTAATCCAACATACACATTCTCTGCGGTCATCGTGGATTGGACTCCACTCAAAGGACAGATCGGGCAACTAGCCACTGCATCTGTCACATGGCCTATCACTGGAACTATCACAAAGGCGGTTGCATAACATGGCAAAGCTCGTTCTCACCAATGCCTCAGTTTCCATCGCTGGAACTGATCTCTCAACTTCGATCACCAACATCACTCTTGAAACCAAATATGACATCATCGAGACAACAACATTTGGAAACACTGCGAAGACTCGCGTTGCTGGTCTTGCCGACAATCAGATCACTTTGGATTTCTTGCAGGATTTCGCAGCTTCATCAGTTGAGGCAACTATCTATCCGCTACTTGGAACCACGCAGACAATTATTGTCAAGCCAGTTTCCGGAACGACTACGACAACAAATCCGCAATACACAGTGAGCGCTTTGATTTCAGATTGGACTCCATTGAAAGGCGCAGTTGGTCAATTAGCCACTGCATCTGTCACATGGCCTATCTCTGGAACGATTGCAAAAGCAACTTCATAATCAATAACTAGGGGGAAAACAATGGATGGATTATCAATCAAGACAACAATGGCAGATGGCACAGAACACACATTCTCTCTGCGACCAAGGATCATTGTTGACTTTGAGCAGAAGTTCGGCAAAGGTCTCGCCAAATTGATTGGCGAGGAACAAAAGCTGGAACACATTTACTATCTCGGTTGGAAATCTCTTCAAGCGAATGGAATTGTGGTCAAGCCATTTGGTGGCGATTTTCTGGACACAATCAAATCCGTTGAGTTGGTGTCTGACCCTTCCTTAGAATCCACCGTGACTCCCTAACCTATACGGTTGCGGTTCTCGCGGTGGAGCTAGGGATCTCACCGAATGAATTACTTGATGCGCCAGACGGAATCCTTGAAGCGATAACGGCTTATTTGTCAGAGAGAAACAAATCAAGGGAGTGATCATGCCAGTTGTTTTGCTTGGACTTCATGACACCATCGATGATTTGAAAAGATTCGACAAAGATGCAGCAAAAAAATTCAACAAGATTGTCAATTCAACTCTTGATCAAGCGAAGGTTGAAGCCATCGGATATGTTCCGGAAACTCCCATGAGTGGATGGCAGACCAAGGCTTCAACCAAAGCAAAAAAGACAACTCGTGGCGGTCAAGGCTGGCCTGCTTGGAATGCTGAAACCGTCAGAGCTGGAATCAAAAAATCAAGAGCGCAAGGAAAAGTTCGAGGCGATTACACCACTAGCGCTGGCGCTTTGCTCAACACGGATCCGGCAGGTGCAATCTTTGAAATTGCCGGGCGTATTGAAGGCAAGGAAACGACTGCCAGGGGAAAACAATTCAAGGCAAATCTTGAAAGATTTTCAAAGGCTTCTCGCGTGGTATGGCGAGCAGTTGATCGCAACCAAGCAGCATTTGAAACTCGAATTTATATTGCACTAGAAGAAGCGAAGAAAGATTTGCAAACTGCTCTTGATAAAGTCAAAAGATAAGAATCGGAGAAAATAAATGAGCAAAGGCGCGATTATTGCTCGGATTATTTCCGAATACTCCGACAAAGGAACCAAGGCAGCAAAACGCGATCTAGAAAAATCCGGAAAAGATTTTTCAAATTTTGCAGCCGATGTCAAGAAATCCTTCTTCCTTGCAGGTGCAGCGGCGGCGGCTTTTGCAGTCAAGATCGGTGTTGATTCTCTCAAAGCTGCGCTGGCAGATCAAAAGTCACAAGCGGTTCTTGCCAACACTCTCAGGAATACGACTGGCGCAAACAAAGAGGCGATTGAAGCCACCAAAGCTTATATCAAATCCACTGAACTCAGGCTTGGCATTACTGATGAAGAGCTTCGACCATCATTGGCGGCTTTGGTCACTGCGACTCATAATGTCACAGAAGCTGAAAAGATCCAGCAAGTTGCAATGGACATCAGTGCGGCGCGCCATAAAGATTTGGGTGCAGTCTCGATTGCACTTTCCAAAGCCTACTTGGGAAATTTCACAGCACTCAAGAAATTAGCCATCCCACTTTCTCAGTCATTGATTGACACAAAGAATTTTCAAGGCGCTCTGGATGAACTTTCAGCCAGCGTTCATGGCTCGGCAACTGTCGCAGCCGACACACTCTCTGGAAGATTAGAGAGAGTCCAACTTGGATTTGAAGAGGCGAAGAAGTCTTTGGGCGAGGCTCTCATGCCTACCCTTGAACACTTCATCAATATTCTCAACGATAATCTTCTGCCAAAATTGCAAGAATGGGTTGAAGTCAACAAAGAGCAAATTGCAAAAACTTTGGAAAAGGTTGGCAATTACCTCATGAATGTTGTTGGCGCTGCCATCAAATTTGGCGCGTGGATTGCAAGCCATATTGCTCTGATCAAAGAGCTTGGAATTGTGATGGCTGCGATTTGGGCTTATAACAAAGTGTATATCTTTGTCACTGCTCTTATCGGGATTGTTTCTGCATTCAACAAAATCAAAATAGCCGCCGAAGGAGCAGCATTCTTTGAATCTCTAGCAACTGGCGGCGCTTCGATCGCTGCTGGACTTGCCGCCGTTGCGGTCTTAGGATTGGGAACTGCCTTCTTGCAAGCTGGAAGCGATGCAGAGACAGCTTCTCAAAAGTTCGCCAATTCTTTGCAAAAAGGATCCGATGTTTCCTATTATGGGCGCAACCGAAATGATCTAACTCCAAAGACTTCTCCAACTGCGCCGCCACCATTCACCAATGACATGGCTTCAGTTGTTGCTCAGAATCAACTTTTGATCTCTCAAACTGCTCAACAAAAGATTCAAGAAAAAATCACCAACAACAAAAAAGCTCAACAAGTTCTTGATGCCAAAGCTGCTTCCGATGCTGCTGCTGCCGCAAAGAAGCAAGCTGACGAAGCGGCGAAACAGTTGAAGATCAACAAGGAAATCGCCGCCATCAAAAAGCTCGGCGGTGGCACTGCTCAATCCACAGATCCGATTGAACTTGAAGCGGCGAGGCTTCTACTTGTCAAGCAAGGTCATCTCCTTGAACTTGAAAAGTTGAAAGCCATGAAAGATGCCGCCGATTTGCAGAAGGCAATTGCCGACAGCGCTCAAAGATATTCCGATATATTGTCGGTCATCGCTGATGGCAAGGTCACAACGGAAGAGATCGCGCTTCTTGCTCATAAGTGGGGAGATACAACCAGCGAGGTTGAGAATTATGTGGCAAGGGTAATCGGAGCCAACTCAACCAAAGCCAACACTGATGAAGTCTTATCTCTCTATGAATCATGGGGAATGACTAAGGATCAAGCTGCAAAGTATTTGAGTTTCACTGAAGCTCTCAAAGACCAAAAGCTCAGCGATCAAGAGATCACCAACCTTGAAAAGAAATGGAACCTCAGCAAAGAACAGGTTCTTGCCTATGCCAAAGCGGTCACTGATGGGACTGCTTTTGATGTCACAAAGATCACGACTCCCGGCGATGCCGCCGCTGCTGGTTGGAAGAATGCTCTCAACTCTTTGAACGATTACCTTGCGGCCACCAAAGCATCAAGTGGCATCGACTCAACAGGTGCTGATCTCTTCAATTTGATCAATTCACCGTCTTTCTCAGGTGCATCATCTGGAACAAGTGGAAACGCCTCAACAGGTGCTGATCTCTTCAGCGCCATCAATGCTCCAACAGCCTCCTTTGCCACTTCTGGCTTCTTGGCAGGTGCTTCTGGAACTGCAACCGGATCCACTGGTGGATCAGGTGCGCCAGTCAATGTCACTGTCAATGTTGCCGGATCTGTAACCTCTCAAAATGATCTCACAGAGGCAATCAGGGCAAATTTGCAGAACGGACTTCTCTCTGGTCGAGCCATCAGCTTCAACACGGCTGGTCTCTGATGAGCATCGAAGGCGTTCCAATCTTTGGAGCATCCATTGACTTCTCTGATGGCCCAACTTTCATCACCACATCTTTTCTCCTTGACGATACTACCAACGGAAAGCTCGGAACAGGTCAGCTCGCAGATACCAGCGTGAGAGTGGACATCTCCTCTCTTTGCGTATCGGCATCTATCCGCAGAGGTCGCAACCGAATCCTTGACAAGTTCGAAGCAGGAACGGCAACAGTTGTCTTGAAGGATTCAACGGGCGATTTCAACCCTTCCAACTCATCCGGCGCATATTATGGCAAGCTCACTCCACTTCGAAAGATCCAAATCTTTGCGGATTACAATGGAACTCGTTATCCGCTTTTCTATGGTTTCATCGTTTCCTACACCACCAACTTCCAAGTTGGCATTGACTCAGTTTCACAGGTAACGCTTCAGTGCGCTGATGGCTTCAGATTGATGAACAATGTGGTCTTCACATCGCTTCCATCAGCTTCAGCAGGTGACTCAACTGGCACAAGAATCAATCAGCTTCTTGATCTTGCTGGCTGGCCTAGCGTTCAAAGGTCGATTGATACTGGGGATACTACTTGTCAAACAGATCCCGGAACTGCCAATCGAAACATTCTTGATGCGTTGCAATTGATTGGTGACAAAACAGAATTCGGTGGATTCTTTGCCGACTTTCATGGTTCTTTCCAATTCCTGAGTCGTTCCAAATTGGCAGCGCAAGCATCAAGCCCACAGGTAACCTACACAGATGACAACTCGGGCATTGGTTATCAAGCCATTGAGTTGATGCACGATGATGTCTTGGTGGTCAACAATGTTTCGGTCAACAAACTCGGCGGCGCGATTCAACAGGTAAGCGATTCAACTTCCATCTCAACCTATTTCACACACTCAGGATTGAGACAGGACATCCTTGTTCAAACTGATGCAGAAGCTCTTAGTCAAGCTCAAATGCTTCTGGCAACTCGCAAAGATGCCACGCTTCGAATCTCATCACTTTCCTTGAACCTCTTTGATCCAACAGATTCTCCAAGAATCATCGCTGGCCTTGGTTCTGATATTTTCAATCCAATTCAGGTCATCAAGACGATGCCGGGATCAACTAGCATCACCAAAGTTTTGCTCATTCAAGGCATCCAGCATGACATGAGCAAATCCTCTTTCAATACTAAACTCATCACAGCTGAACCAGTGATCAAGGGTTTCGTGTTGGATTCTTCTCTTGCAGGGGTTCTTGATGGAACTGAAGGTCTGCTTTCCTACTAAGAAAGGTCAATCATCATGGCTTATCATCTCTTTTCAACTGGTGAAGTTCTCACTGCCAGCAATGTCAACAGCTACCTTATGAATCAGACAGTGATGGTCTTCGCTTCTGCTTCAGCTCGGACAACTGCTCTCTCTGGCGTTCTTACTGAAGGAATGATCTCCTATCGCACAGATTCACACATCTTGGAGTATTACACTGGGTCTGCGTGGACTGCGGTTTCATCGGCTGGATATTCAGCGCCAACTCTTGGATCAACTTCGATTCCATCCGGTGCGACAGTGACCACCATTGCTGGCTTGACTTTGACTTCTCCGGTGATCACATCAGGAATCAACGCACAAAGCGGAACCTCATACACGCCAGTCTTATCGGATAACACTTCAATCATCACTCTTTCGAATGCTTCTGCCATTGCGGTCACAATTCCTCCCAATTCATCAGTTGCCTACGCGGTAGGAACTCAACTCAACTTTGCTCAATATGGAGCAGGGCAAGTGACTATTTCTGGCGGTTCCGGTGTAACCATAGTTTCAACGGGTGCAACTGCCGCAACTCCAAAGTTGAGAGCGCAGTACGCATCGGCAAGCGCCATTCAGACTTCTGCAAATAACTGGTTGGTTGTGGGAGATATTTCCTGATGATTCCCGGAATTGTTGCTTCTGCCAAGACTGGACACTTGAAGCCAATTGTCAGCGGTGGAACTTTGACCTCAGATGCCACTTATTATTACCGAACATTTACATCAAGCGGAACCCTTACAGTTGCAAATTCTTCTTTGACTTGCGACATCCTTCTAGTTGCTGGCGGTGGATCAGGCGCACAAGGTCAATGGGTCACTTCACCATTCCAGCAATACATCACAGGCGGTGGTGGTGGTGCTGGTGGCTTGACTTTGTTCAGCTCTTCTGCTTTATCATCTAGCTCCTACACTGCCACAGTTGGAGCAGGTGGAGCTTCATCATCTGCAAGTGGAAACGCATCATCTTTGGGATCTTATTCTGTAACTGGTGGCGGTGGATCAAGCACATCCAATGCAAATGGTGGATCCGGTGCTGGCGGTTATTCTGTCAACTTCGTAGGAACTATCACAAACTACTCAGCAGGAACAGGTATTTCTGGTCAGGGTAATGATGGAAAATCGCAAGGTGGAACTTTCGGAGCTTCAGCCACGCAAGGTGGCGGTGGTGGTGCAGGAGCCGCTGCTACTAACCAAAATGGTGGCACAGGTGCGAACTACTCTTCTTGGCCTCCGATTGGTGGCTATCTTGCCAGCGGTGGCGGTGGCGCTAATGGAACTGCAAGTGCTGGCGGTGGAGGCAATGGAGCATCCAACGCGGCAGGTTCCAATGGAACTGCCAACACAGGTGGTGGCGGTGGTGGAACCACAACAGGAAGCGGAACTTACAATGGCGGCAATGGTGGCTCAGGAATAATTGTTGTCCGATATTTGAAAACGGCGGTGTGATCATGGCTCATTTTGCAGAGATCAATGAAAGCAATGAAGTGGTTCGGGTGCTTGTTACTGATAACAATGATCCAGCTGGCGATGAAGGCCATTCATGGCTTGTCAATAATCTTGGCGGTACTTGGATCCAGACTTCCTACAATGGCAAATTCAGGGGGCAATTTGCTGGCGTTGGCTTTACTTATGACAAAGACAAAGATGAATTCATTGCACCACTAGAAACCCCTCAACCCTAGGAGATAACAATGGCAACAACTTCAGCTCAATTCTCGCTCACCACTTCACCAGTCAAAATTGTTTCAGCCGATGGACAAGCTGAAGCAGTTCACATCCATTCTGAAACTGCGATTGCTTACCTTGGGGGAGATAGCTCGGTCTCATCATCGACTGGATACAAACTGGATGTGAATGACAAATTGACAATCAACAATCATGAAGGCGAACTTTGGGCAGTCTCAGCATCAACTGGCTTGATGACGATTTTGATCGTGACCAAATGAGCAGTGATGTTGCGACAATCGTCTATTCTTATTTCTTCATCACTGCGGCGGTTCTTGCTGGCTTGTCATATATTGCCAAGCATCTGATCAAGACTCACACTGAAGGGATTGAAGA